CTTTTGTATTGAAGATTAAATTGCGCCGGCTATTAATATCACTATCAAACCGGGCTAGTTACTTCTGTTGTGTAGAAGAACTGGCCCATTTTTTTGACATTAATTGCTTATGCTAATTTAAATCCTTCGCTTACAACTGTTAGACCTGCTAGGCTAACTGGACCTACGCCAACTGAACCTAGTGCAACTAATGCTGCTTGCAAATCTGCTGCGCCAGTAATTGTTGTCTGACCGTTGTTTGCATCTGGAGCTTGTCCCCATCCGCTTTGGTCTAGTGCAACGCTGATCTGACCTGTTGTTGCTTCAACTTGATACATGTATAGTGAAGCCTTTAACATGATTGTGCGTAGGATTGTTTCTACTGCACCACCTGTTACTGTTTCTGCATCTAGTGCAACGTTAGGTAAAATCTTAAAAAATACTGGTTGACGTGCCATTGCTGGTGCAACTGGTGCACCTAGTGTTACGCCGTGTGCTGCTTGGTCATAATATACAACGCCATTTGCGTCGCCGTTTACTCTTGTTAGAAAACCTGATGTAGCCATTTTATTTCTCCTATTTTTATGGGATCAATTAGTGATCCGCTTACTTTTATTTATACTAGAACTCGTAATTCTTCACTTTTGGGACAAAATCTAGGAAAAGATCGCATGTTCTTCCGAGGTGATTAAACTCAAACACGACCTGCTTAACGGCCCATTCTTGATCGCTCAACTCAGTGTTTTCCCAATCTAATATAAACCTACGTAGTGTTTTGTATTTAGTTTCTGTTATGTTAAGATAACCTTCCAGTGTAAAGAAATAACGCTTATGCTCTGGATGTGGGCCATCTCCCATGCTGTTTCTAAAATATGTTTTTGTTTGAAACTCGGGGATAGTTATTTTAGAGTCAGGTTTTATCTTAGAACTATATCTCTCTGGATGCATTAGCACTGCAATAATATTAGCCATGTCAGTTACGTTGGTTCGCATATAATCCCAATTGCTGTATGCAAACGTGCGACCTGCATAGTCTTTAGCATATCTAAAATCTACATTCTTTAATATTTCTAAAGCCATAAACATAGTATATAATAGCTTTGCTAAATCTTGCGGATGCTTTCCCTTTAGCACCTCAGCATTACGGAACATTCTAGTTTCCATAAGCTCTTGTATAAATGGCAGTCTGTCTTCGTTTTCCATTATCTCATCCTATTTGCTTTAGAGAAGGTTGCACGATTAACAAACTTCAATGGTTGATCTGACCCAGTATCAACTAATCCCTCACCGCCCTGATCACCAGTCTTCTTTAATACAGCCCTAATACCCATACCACCAAGTGCAGGGCCTTCTGTTTGATTTATAATATCAACTTTAATCTTCATAAACTGCTGCATGATATTGAATATTGCATCAAGACCTTTGGTGCCTTTTGTAAGTAGATTTTGCATCTTCTTATCTGTAAATTTTGTCTGTGCCCATTGCATAAAATGCTGTGATGTTAGCACATCAGCGTTGGAGTTAGTGTATGCGTAAATGTCAGCAGCAATATTGCTAATACCTGGCATTGGTGCTAGATATGCATTAATAATAGGAGCAAACTTTTTAATGCTTGCTGCTAGTGTTTGCAGTTCTTTAGGATTTACTTTAGCTTGTGCTTCTACTACGGTTTTTGGACCAAGGATAACTACTTCATTTGATCCTAGCTGCTGTATAATCTCTGGCGTAATAGGTTGATGTCCGTCACCAAAGGATGGAGCATAAAAATGCAGTGCTACGCCTGACCTGCTATGTGCCATTCTCTTGCCCAGTGGTGTTGTTAGCTTAACAAAGTATTGCACGGTATTTGGAGATATGGTTAATTCATCACCTACTACCTGTGGTGTAGTGGTCCACATTAAGTCGCCGTCAACAAAGCCTCTGAAGTTTTTAGGAGTTGCTGCTTCATATAGCTTCCAAATAGCAGACTGGCTTGCTGCAAACTTTTGTCTCTCTGCATCAACTGCCGGATCACCTTTGCCTTTGTATGAGCGATTCATAACTTGTGATGCAATAGCATTAGGATCTAAATTCATTTCCTTTGAGTGCTTGTCACCAAAGTGAAAACGACCTTGCTCATCTCTTCCGAAACGCACTGCTGGGCTACCGTCCCATTTAATGGTCATCGACTTAGAATCTTTACCTAGCTGTGCTAAACGATTTACTACGTTTAACGCTGCTTCTGGGCCGTCAATGTAAATGATGTCCTCGACGTGTTGGAGATCTCTACCAACCGCTTCTGTAATGATCTTGCTTTCAGTGATGATCTCTTTAATTCTCATTACCACATACCTTTACGTTCATATCTCTGTTTACTTATCTGATGTAATGCGTCTATAATTTGTGACGATACAATTGGATCTACTAATACAATCTTTCCGTTTGCATCTTGCATAAAATTACGCATGATAAAATCTACATTAAATTGCTTCTCGTCGTAATTTCTTAAAAATTCTGCTATCTGTGCTAACAACCCTTCCGGATGTTGATTCAAATAATTATTCAATGCATCCATCATATTTCTAGTACCATGAAATGCTATCTTGTTATATTCTTCTATCACCTTTTTAACCACACGCTTGTTTTCTTTTGATAAAGGAAACAATTTCGGCAATACAATCACATACACTGGCATATCACTTAAATCTCTGCTTTGCCTGTGACTAGCATCGAAGCTATCAACCCAGTCACCTATTCCCAAACCCCAATCATGCACTAGCCAATCACGCTTCATCTCGTCTCGGGTAAGCATAATAACATTGCCATCGCCTTTGTCTAATACGACCGATGTTGCACCTTGTCCAATGACTGGGTATTGCTTATACTTTGCGGGGATAGAACTTTTCCATAATGCAGTTCCTATTCTATCACCTTCTCTAATAATCTCATTCGCCTTCATATATTCTTAGCAACTTTCTAATGCTACTTGCTTCTGAGATTTCAGGTAAGCTCTTTCCACCCTTAGCAAACGTATCACGTGCATCTGCTACTGCGGCTTCGTAGTCTGGACGACCTTTAAGCAACTCATGCATACGCTCAACGCTATTCATGTCTTGTGCTGTTGCTTGTGGGCCTAACAAAATACGTGCAATTTCGTCTGGATCACGGGAGATAACTCTACCAGTGTCTCTTGTTGTTAAACCTGTCTTGTATGACCAACGTAATCCTTGCGACTTTGCAATGCTTGCTGTCAATACATGTATGTCTGCACCTTTGTATGCGCTGCCTTCACCTCCGCCGCGCATTGCCCAACGCATCCATTCTGGATCACCAAACATAAAGTCTGTTTGCACAAAGCCATTTGCTGCCTTGCCGTTAATAGGAGTCTTGAAGTGAACGCTGTCGCCTGTCTTGCGAACATAGTCTCTTGGATCCGCGCCGCTTTTAACGCACCATTGCGTTAGCAATGCTGCTAGTTGTTCTTTGTTTACTTCTTTTTCGTTAATAGCTAAATCTAAGTCGCCACTTGTATCTTTCTTACCGGTAGTGCCTAGCATGTGATCTTGTAGTTTAAGACCAGTTAGCTTTTCTAACCATTGCACGGTAGGTAAAACGTCAGCCCTATTGATACGTTGGGTTCCCGGAGTCCCATCTTTTGCTTTGAATACATTGCCGCCCATGTTATAGTGCCTGTAGTTGTTTTGTTAAGAATGCTTGCATACCTGGACTTACTAGTTTATCATTACTTGATCTATGCCATTTGTCATTGTCATCAATGTGAAATAGTGTTCCCTTGTATGATAAAGTAATCGGGGCTGTATCTGCCTGAACAATTTCTACACCGGGTGCTAATTCTGGTTTCTTTTCTGCAGGTAAAGGTGCTAGTTGAAGATTGCTTCCGGCTTGCGCACCTGCCTTATTTGCTGCTGCCCAACGCTGCTGTGCTGGTGTTAGGTTTGCATTTGTTGCGCCAGGCGCATTAGTAGGTGCTGCTGTTCTAGCAGCCGCTGGAGTCTTAACACTTGTTTGCACTGGATTAACTTGACGCACTGGCTTCATGCTATCTGTATCGTGCGGAGATTTCCAGCTATGCCCTGCTAGATTAGCGGTAAGTTCTTTGGTTTTTAGAAGAGCATTTGTAAATGCTCCTTCAGTAATCTCCCTAATCTTCATCCTTGACTCTCCTGATACCGCGTGTAAATTTTGAGGTGTCTTGCCCTTTAATGCTATTCAGCAAACGACGCTCTAAGTCGGCAGCCGTTTCTTCATCATAATTCTCTTTGATGTAGTTAATTAGGTTAATTGCACCTTGAATTATGTTAGCAGCTCTAGCCTCAATAACATGCGATCTGTCCTTAAAGGACGACATCGTGTCAAGTTCGTCTAAAATACTACGTGTTTTTTTAAGCAAAGTGGCATGCCTCCGTAAACAATATTTATATGTTCTTGTTTCGGGCAGCTAGTAGAAATTGCTACTTTTTCAGTCCTGCAAGCATTTCTTTCAGCTTATGGCTTTGAACTTGCGCTTTTACGTTGGGTCCGTCGGCATCTTCTGCCTTAACGGTGTTTCCTTGCGACCTAATTTGGCTTAAAATGTTTGGGGTTCCCGGTTTAAACGCTGGATTTTCTGCTTCTGTGCCTTCATCAGTTATGCGCAAACTATCTTGATTAAACACCAAATCAATCTTTTGACCTACGCCGCTACTGCTACGTGTTTTCATTAGCTGAAGTTGATAGCGTCCCTTTTCACGCATTGCTCTGCTTGTGTAGATACCAAAAACGTTATCTGCTGTATTGATCTTAGAAATACCGCCAGCAATGTGGCTGTGGTCAAATTCAATTTCCTCAACTGCGCCGCGATTCAACTGCGATGCTGTGACTAGCAATATCTTAAATTCCTTAGCTAAATTACGCAACTCTTCTGAAACATACTTGTCCTTAACGAATAGATCATTTGGACTAACCTTTGCAGAAACAGGCATCAACAAGTCCAAATAGTCAACGCAAATAAAGTCTACTTTGCGACCTGTTTGAATTTGATATTCCTTAATGTATGCACGTATTGCGTTGATGTTGCTTTGTGCTGGCATTTCCTTAACTTGCAACTTGCCTGCCTTCTTGCCTACCATCTTAACTTTTAGTTCAACATCGTCAATATTCTTAAACACGTCTTTTGTAGACATGTTAGACAGCATACTATCAATACGCAACGAGCATAGGTCTTCGCTAAGTTCTAAGCTAATGTAAATTCCAGACAATCCAGCCAATGACCAGTTGACTGCTAAGTTTTGCAGAAACAAGCTCTTGCCCGAACCCGAGCCGCCTGCAAAAATATTAAGCTCGCCTCTGCCAAAGCCACCATATAACTTCTGATCCAGTTGCGGCCAACCTGTGCTTACTTGATTGCTCCTATCCTTCATGCGCTGCAAACGTGTGCGTGGGTCGTCATAATAATCCAGACCCATATTCTTTGTTAGGCTAATCTGCACTGCGTCTTTAATAAGCTTTTCTACTGGATCAAAGTCTCCTTTCTCCATCAACGTGACTGATTTCAAAATTGCACGCTCAAGCTCACGCATACGTGTAAAGCTTTCAAACTCTCCCATAAACCAATCATAGTGCGTGTCATCTAAGTCATGCAACGGCTTCAACGTAACGCCAGACACTGCTTGAATTTGCTCAATAGTTGGCAACGACACATGCTTCTGTGCGTGTTCCTTAATAAACGCTGCTGCGGCGTGCAGTGACTTGTCAAAGTTATTTTCATTGTAAATATTTTGCACTCGTATGTATGCCTGCCCATCGGCAATCATCATTTCTAAAAACAACTTCTGCATATCTACATTATATTCTTTCATGTGTCTCTAATCCTCCGTCAATTTTATCTACAACTTCGTCGTAATTCAAACAAAGTTGCCGGTAGTTAACACCCAGCGGTAAATCATCAATATCAGTGTCAACATTCTGTAAGTTAAACACATTTTTTATTTTATTCACATATTCACCTGATACTATTTGTTCGTAGGTGATACATTCAGTTTTTCTAATTCCAGATATATTTTTCTTCATTTCACAGTAATGAACAAAGTTGTTAACATAATCTGTTATTTGTTGATCGGTGATTGTAAATGGTGTTAGATCCAGATTAAATCTCCTGAGCTTTGTTTGACGCCAATAGTTAAACATAGCAGCATATTGAACACTAATGCAAGCATCTGCGTGATTATTTCGATGAGTAAAAATAATTTCATTGAAGTCATACCAGTTAACTGCTTGCCAGTTAACCCAGTAAAAATTATGCGCCATTAATTTAAATGCACCGCTATGAATTTGATTCAGGCCTCGGTGGGAATAGTCATATGCTTTACTTAAATCATATAAACCTTCATAAGGTTCGTTGTATCTAACCAATTGTAAATTTTTGCTTATTACCCCAAACAAGACCGTGCTGGCAGATCTCGGCATTCCTATAATAGCTACCTTCATTCTTCTAATCCTCGTTCCATAAGCTTAATGCGCAACGAATTTGTCACCTTACCTTCTATAATACTTTTCATTACAAATAATTTTCCATACTTAACAACTGCTTCATTGATATCCTTGCAGTCCTTACGCCACACAGGAAAGCTAACATTCCACCCATACTCTATAGCTGCTTCAATTAGTAATCTACCACTGCTATCCCAGTCCGGCACTACTATTACTTCTCGTCCTAAACTATCAATTATGTCTGCTTGTGTTTCACTCACTACATTATGCAACACAGCAACACCATCGATAGACAATGCATCAAATGGTCCTTCACATACAATAACAAACTTCCAGTCTTTGCCTTGTTTGTCTATGTTGAATACGTAGTTAGGATCAATGCTTGTAAAATACTTTGGCTTTACTTTGTCATCGAATGTTCTTGCAGTAAAGCCTACAATCTCGTTCTTCCACGTAAAGGGAATTATCACACGCTTGTTATAGTTATTGTCTGTGCTGGAGCTCCAGTAAAAATCTGTATTGCGTTTAAGAGTTTCGGGACTTCGTAGCAATCCGCGTTCGTATATGTAGGACACTGCCTCAAGCAATTCGTCTGGCATACTATGTTGGCTGGGGTCATCGTCGTTGTGTTCTAATTGATAGAACGTTCCTATCTGTTCAAAGGATAGCGCCTCTGGTGGCAACGGACGTTTAGTAAAGGATATCTCAACCTTTTCTTCTGGCTCTAAATCAGGAACAACTAAATCCTTGATGCGCAGTGCGTCAATAGTTAAACGCTTAATCTGATTGTCGTCTGCACCAAGCCACTTCAGCAGTTTGCGAAACTTATAATTGATATGATATCCGGGCTTGAAGCTTGCCTTGAAGTGGCAATTAAAACAGCTATAACTGACGGTGCCGTCGGTGCCTGTAATAAGTCCACCACGTCCGCGCTTGTCTGGCGTCTCACCGTTGTGCTGGCAGCACACTGCATTGCCGCTAATCCAACCTGACGCAGAACGACGCGTCTTGCGCTTCGTTGTCCAAAGTTGTAAGGTCTCTTGTGCGATGGTATCGATCATCTACACATTTTACAGGAAAGTAGCACTAAAAGCAATTAGCTTCTGTATAGTATTTTGGTGACTTGTCCGGACGCAGTTTGAATATAGAATCTTGTGCTTCCAGATAGTCCAGTAAATTGAACTAAATCTGTGTTCACTTGCGCATTGTAATTGAACACAGCAACATTAGACCAAGTATTAGAAATTTGCGAGTTGCCCGAATATGGGGACGGCTCCAATGTTGTCTGCACCGTAATATTACCGGTAAAGTTATTAAAGAAGAATTGAGCATTATGTAAATACTCGCTTCCGTTTGGTGCATTGCTGTTTACAATTGATGATGTAATTGTTGGGCTTGTTAAAGTTGGAATTTGAACATCAATGCTTTTTGCGTGCTCTGGATAGTGCCCGGAATAAATTCTCATCTGTCCACGAGCCGTATAATTGTCATCGGAATAGCTAATGTAATCTTCACCAGTGCGTGGATCAGTTAGCTTTACGCTAAAGTTATAAAACTCCTTGCGCAATGGTTGTAGATCAATACTTGAAATTGTGACTACTGCAATGCCTGAATCAGGAATACCAACTACGTCCACAGAAGGATACGAAACATTAGCAATATTTGCTACGTTTGCTTGTGTAGGTTGAATTGTAAACACTACACTGCCTGTTTCGTCGTCAATAACATTAAATGTGGGAATGTATGCAGAATAAACTACGTTGCCTGTTGGAGTGCCAACAATCGCAGGGCCTTCAGTAAACGTCAGCGGAACAATCTTCTGATCGTTATTTTTGAACTGAATTCTAACCTTATTGTCTATGCCTTTGTAAACTTTAACTGGATGTTGGAACACGTTTTTATCCCTTCTGTCTAATGCTTCATCGCCGTCCAGAATAATCTGCACCTGGACAATATTATCGTATAAATAATTGGTGGAAGTAATCATATAACTATTTATTAAAAAGAAAACGTGGACGAACACTATACAAATTTACTGAAGAATTTCCCCTTTATCTCGTATGTGACATACGGGGGAATGGATTACCTGGGCATCATACAAAACGTAGATGAAATTCTGACTACAATTTATGACTTGAGTTTGCTAAAAACTGAAGAGCAAAAGCAACGATTTATGCAATTAGGTGATGTTTGGTGGTGGGAAAGCAATAGGCTTATCCCTATAAACGTGTTTCTAAAGCAGGATTGGCTTGAATTTAGATGCACTCTTAAAACTTTTAACAGCAAGGACGTTGAAATTATTGCTGGACCGTATGTCTCGTTGAAAGAGATGGCGGGTAAAAGATCAAAGCGCCGCAGTATAACCCTTGTGAGAAAACTGGGCTAATTTAAGTAAAGTAATTCCAGTAGAATCTTCGCTTATATCCATAAGAACACCGTTTTCTACTTTACAATCAATATTCCACACGTCACGCAGCCAATCAAATAAATTGCTGCCTTCCGGGCATTCATAGCAAAATCCGTCATACAGAAAATTACCTAAATATACAACATCGTCGTAGCGTTTTGCATTACTGCAATTCCACCCCCGGAATCCATATAGTTTCCAAGGAGAGCGTGGGTGAAGTTCGATCGGTTTAACCATTTTCAGCTAACAAGTTCATATGCACTACGACTAAAGTTGCGTAGCTAATTGCGTGGGACTTTTTGAAACTATATCCGTCATCAGTTTTATCCCACACCGTTTTAGCAATTTCCGTCCACTTCTTACCTGCTAAATGCCTCTTGCCTGGGCGCATCACAGCCAAAAACATCGCCATTCGTGGAATGCTGTTTACGGGCTCTGGCATCTTTTGCAGCAGATCGTAATGATTACCAACGTGAATAAGACGCTCTACAAATGATCTATCTTGCAGCATATTCCAGTCTGGTTCGTGAATCATTAAATTGACCAGGTGTGTTTCGTCTTTAACGCCGTTGTATACACCAACATTTAAGAAGTCGAACTTGAAATATCCCAATTCCTCTGCTTTGTTATAATCAAAGGATGCATATCCAGTAAAGGGATCATGCGGAATTTCTGTGAAGTAAATGCCTGTATTGTGTTTAGACACTTCTCCATCTTTGTGTATAGCCGCAGGTGTGTGCTGCAACAGAGCTAATGCCTTTGCACGATCTGGAAAATCGATATCAATATCAAAGTTCTTTTTAGTCATCTGTTTGCCCGAGTAAAAACATAGTATACGCTGCGGGGTTGGTTATTCGCAAGCCTGCCCAATGTGTGCCAGAAGAGAAAGCTCCGTCCGGTATTACTTCTAAACCAAATTGCTCTTTTAAATGAACTTCTAAATCATCCAATGTTGCATCGGGATTTTCTTTGGCAAGTTTAGCACGCTCGCGAATTAGAGCGTTTGACCACTTCCATGCATTGTTCTTATCACGAAATAGAATTACTTTATCGTCTGCCTCTGCGGTCGGTGACGCTGGAAAATAATAACCTGAAGTATGTATATTTGACTTCGTCATGAACCATAACTCCAATCATCGGATGCTGCGCATAAGGTGCTTCTTTAATAAAATCAGAATGACTTGTTAGTATTGTAGTCAATCCGTATTGCTCTCTCAAATACTCGTCAAACGTCCAATCTGCAGGAAGGGTATCTTTTACCTTCTGCAATACTTCTCTCCACCACCAAGCTTCGTCCAGGAATAATATTTTGCGCATCAACTATTTACGCAAATATTCTCCTTTATACCCAAAGCTTCCAAGCCATGTAAATACACACGCCAAAAGCACCATATCCAAGTGGTGCAACTAATAAGAAAAATATAAATTCGCCTTTAGTAAACGGTCCCATTATACACCTGCCTTTTCTAATGCGTCCTTCATCCACTCTGTGTCACCCATGTAGTCCTTGAACTTTCTGTTCCAAAACTCGGGATCAATATATGGGTATATAATTTGCAATTGTTCCTCGTTTACCTTGCCTAAAAATTCTTGCCCAGAGGCGCTATTGTAGATGATCCACGGGCTAATGCGTCCGTTAGAAATGTCTCTGCAAATTACGCCGGGTGCAGCATATAGAAAGTAATGATTGAACTGGCTGTTGTTCTCATCTGCCCACTTTTGCATAGTTAGCAGCGCACGCTCAAACGCATCTTGCACATGCTCTTTACGCAAATAGCCAAACAAGTATTCTTCGTAAATCACGTCTTTAGTCCAGTGATCTACCTTCTTGTTCTCTTTAATTACAAAGTCAATAAATGCAGCGGGGTTGATTGCATTGATAGCAACGATGTGCCGACCAAACTTTACAAACGCATTATAGAAAGAGCTTTCTGCAAACTCGTCGTATGTCTTTAACTTTGCACTGCCTTGTGTTATTTCGTAGAAGCGTAGCCAAGCACGCAAGCCAAATTGAACCCCGGGCTCTTTCTCTTGGCGGGCCCTACGCTTACGCTCACAGACATGGACTAAAAGTGTCGATTCCTTGCTAAACGATTTACTGCAATATTTGCAGTTATAGCTCGGACTTGATTTGATCGTCACTCCATCCGTGTTGCCTTGCCAGATCTTTAAGATCGCTTCTGCTCTCATTTAACTCTGCCAATAGTTCAATATCATTCTGTTTAAGATGCGGATAAAGCTTTGCTAAAAACTTTACTGCCTTGTTATTGCTTTCGCCTTCCTTCTTCTTATTACCTTGCCAACTATGTCGCTGTGCGCCCATTCCCGGACTTACGGTAGTAGCTAATAACCACAGCAACTTCTTATGTTCCTTTGCGCTGATGTCAAAGTAGTGTTTATTTAGTCGCTCATTTACTGCACGCAAATACCACTCTTGTAGATCAGCGATGCCTTCTACCGTTGCACCCCAACGCAGCATTAGATAAGGGGAAAACTTTTTCTTTTCCTCTTCATCTAAACTATCGTAGAAGTCACGCTTCTTCAGGTCGAAGTTGCGCATCTCATTTTGTATGTGTAGTTTGTCCATCTCTTGTTATTCCATGTATTTCGTCCATCTCTTTTTCTAATTTGTGCAATTCGTGCATCCATGCATCAAGCAATTCATTCTTGGTCCAACCTGTTTTTGCATATACTTCGTTCCACAATGCTTTTGTTGCGCCCCTATGTATTTTATCGTCATCGCTCTTTAATTGCCATTTATACTTCATCGACAATTCTGTGTGTATTGCTTTTGCTTCTTCGTAAGTCTTACGTTTTAATCTACGCAATATATCTTCAGGGTTGGTCATCAGTCTTTTCTTGTTTTGCTAACATATACACCATCACTAACTTATCTAACGCATCCTTGACCGTTGGATTTGTTTTTGCAAACTCACACATTTCCTTCCACTCTATATATTTGTGATCGTGGTCGTAATCATTCCAAGAGGATTGCATATCCCCGTGGTCATCCCACCCTTCTTGTATTGCACTCAATATCCTGTCACTTAAATCATCTTCTGGTTTCATAATCACATTCCATAGCAATATTTTAGCATAGCATTGCGAATTTCATCTGGCAAAACGGTATAATCGTTGTCTAATGTTGTAGGCACGATAGCCAATACTTCTGGTATATTATAAGGTTCCTTACCAATTGTATACCATTGGCGTGTTAGCCCATATACGTGATAGAAGTAAACGTATGCATTGGCACGACGAATGTAGTCCTCTACTTTGATTGGCAAATCTTGTTCAATAATTTTTTGGACTGCCCGGCGCTCACAATTTAATTCCAAATTCAACGCAAACATGATGAGTCTCTTGACCAACCCCTGCTCAATAGGCAAGCTTGCATTTGCCCATTGGTCTAACTTTTCGTATGGATCATCTATTCCGTCCACCGTGCCGCAGTAGGCAGGATCTTGTTCTAAAAATTGATCCTTGTGGCACGACTCATGCACAAACAATTTTAACCACTCTTGCAGTGGCTTACCGCAGGAGCAGACAAGCTCATGATGATATCCGTTTTTAATATCTTTCTCATTTACTTCATTGAAGTAGCCGTTGACCTGCGTCTTTGTATCTTCGTCAAAGTCAACGCTACGAGTTGCAGACAACCACACCTGCACATTATTAGCATCGCAATGTCCGATCTCTGCTGCTATAAAATCTTGCACCTTTTTCGGCAGCGTGTCTAAATCAATGTCGATTTTATGCTTCATTCCTTATCCTTACATAAATTATAGATTACAATTAGTTTATCAATTGCTTCCATCAGTGCTGGATGTTCTTGGGCTGTTTTCATTATCTCTGTCCACTCACCCCAAGATACTAAACGTGGACCGCGATCTGCTATATATAACTCACGTTCTGCACTTCCTACCTTGCGACGATAAACGGTCTTCCCACCATCTGGGCTTTCAAAGACATACTCACTCATTTATTCCCCACTTCTTTTCTAATCTTTTTAATTCTGCATCAGTGAAAGGAAGGTTTTCTAATACTTCAAATATATCACTTGTGTAGTGATTGCATTTTCTAAATCTTCTTGCATAAATCCTTGCTGCTATATTTGCATATGGAGCAGGACCGTTGACAAAAGGCCTAAACGTGATTTCTTTTCTATATACCGTTTTAAGCCAAAATATTTTTCCGGTGACTTCACTGCGAACTGGAATCCAGGCAAAGCTCTTTTCCCAGGACCAGGATTGCTTTAGCTTTTTAAGCGGCACTCGTAGTTGTGGTTGATACATGTTCATCGGAAAAGAACCTATTACCATACCTTACTATAATCTATTACCTCACTTTGACGTGAGATATCTTTAACAAAATAAGCACACAAGGGCTTCTCACTCTTTTCTTCTAACGGAATCGCTAACATTTGTCCCGGCTTCAGTTTAGGAAAGAACCACTTTACGTCTTGGTAGATGTCTAAAATGTCTACTTGCTTAAACTCCGGCTTAAAGCTTGTTAGCGGATTAAAGCAGAATACATTAAATCCACGGTCATTGATACTTGACAGCGGCACTACTTCTAAATCCCCCAAATCATGCTCGCCAATAAGTATTTGCCAATCAACTGGCATTTTAATAACGCTATCGCCTATGCGCAGCACTAACGCAGGGCTGTTGAAGCTTTCCAGGAAGATAAGAGGAATAAAGAAATAGTCTGGATTCTTCGGATCGCTGTTGTCTAATACACAAAAGCGTAAATCATCTACTTCGTCTGGGATTTCGTTCATCTCAAACGATTTATTATCTAACGTGAGTATTCTCATTGCCAATTGACCTTTTCAATGTTGAAGTCATACTTTGCTTCTTTGTAAAACACTTTTCTTTTTGTGAGATGGCGCTTTGCGAACTTGCAGGTGCTGGTAATATCGTAAATATCTACGAAGTCTTTATCATCTGCTTTGCGAATGCCACGACCAATACTTTGAATAACGCGAACAAAACTCTTTCCTGGCTCAATAAGAACCATATTAAAAATACGTGGCACGTTGATGCCAACCGCAGCAATACCATAAGTAGCAACCGTCACCGTGCCGTCAGTGACTGCAATAGAATCGTATTGTTCTTTTCTATCAGCAGATTTAGTAGAGCCATTTATAAACACTGCTCCCGGAATGCAATTTGCTAATGCCTGCCCAGGTTCTATTCTGTCAATAAGCACCAGTGTATTACCTGTCTTACTGATCTCCTGAATCATTCCTGCAATGTAATGCAGACGATCAGTAGTTTCTAATAGATATCTGAGTTCAGCCTGATAGTCCTTAAATTCAACATAGTCTACTAATTGTTTAACGTGTATGTGGCAATTAGCCAGCACACCTTGAGTTTGCAGTTCGTTTGCACTAAGCCTGCCTAACACTTCACCAATGCTGCATCGTAGCGCAAAGAACTCAAAGTTTTCTTTAGGGATTGTGCCAGTTAGTCCCCAGCGTATAGGAGTTTTAGCAAATAGACCTGTTAGCATACTCTTCAATGCATCTGCTTTTGCAGCGTGAACTTCGTCTACAATAACGCAAACAACACCTTCAATAAACTCGCCAATAGGAATAGGTGCTTCGCCCTTCTTTGTTTTCTTATATAGGCTGTTCAAGCTCTGCCAAGTGCAGATTGTATGTGTCTTGCCAAACTCGTGTCTGCCGCCGTAGAATACGCCAACGTCAAGCCCTAAATTGATGTAATCTGCTTCTGTTTGCTTTACTAAGTCACGATTAGGAACAATAATGATTGTGCGTCCATATTGCTCACAGCTCTTGCTCAGTGCCGCAGTAATTAAAGTCTTGCCAGCGCCTGTTGCAATCTCCTGCAAGCTTTGCACGTTGTTGAGGTAATTGTTGATTGCCGCTATTTGATAGTCACGCAATACAATAGGTTGCCCCTCGCATACGTGACCTTTGGGCCAAGTTATGTTGCTAAAACTTTGCGCAGTTATTTCCGGGAATGTGAATTGCGTTTTATAATCTCTGTTATCTTGCAACTCAACATCGTATCCCATCTCCTCTAACACTGGGAGAATCTCAGATAGTAAGTTGATGTAAGTAGTCCCGCCCAACTGAAAGAATGAAATTTTTCCATCCCAACGTCCCAATTTTACACTCGGTAAATGTCGGGCGCCGGGTATCTCGAACTTAAACTTGTCCGATAAACGTTTCCGTTCGGCTAAATCCAATCCCTGTATTTTGCAGTTTACTTCGTCGTTTATGATTATAGTGGCTGTCTTCATTTTAATAGTGTAGCAGCCTTGTTATTGAAAAGTCAAATATAAAAACGTTCTCCCTTGATGTGATTTGAGTGGCTGTTATGTTCCCACGTTGTAGTAATATCGTTTGGGAAAGCCATTGCCATTAGCGTGACATTGGCCTTCTTGTTAAATCTGATTTCATACCAATTGTTGTAATCAGTGCCGTGTTTAATAGCAATCCAATCCTTAGCTTTCTGCCCGCAATGGGTATAGAGCCAAACGAACATTTGGCGAATTTCGTAGTCGCTCATATCCTTGCGCAGTGCTGCGCACTGCTCAAAACTCATGTGTTTCAACTATAGGCTCCTTTGAAAAACATCCAGGAAAAGTTAACGCAAACATTAGCATCAAATTCTTGTTTTTGAACTCCAAAATTGCTGATGTGCAAGTTGGACCTTTGTAATTTGACATTGCTGGCAGACCATGCTTGTCTGTGATAGACATACGCAAGGTCCAATCAACTTTTTCAGTGCCGTGAGCTCGCAGCCATTTATTTATAGCATACCAAAATTCCTGCCCGTAAAGCACATCTGTAGATAAGTAAACCGTTGCTTCAGGATTGTCCACCGTCTGTCCTATGCGTAATTAAATCTGGATGAGCAAGCACAAATAACGTGACGCTTTCTTCTTTAGCAAACTGCAAAAATGCACACGCCATTGGTGGCACGTTTATTGCCCACTTCATAGTATGTCGCTTGTCTAAATACCAATCTACACCCTTTTGCCCAACGTGCGTTGATAGCCACACGTAAACATCATCCCACCATATGCTATCTAAAACTACGTCAATGTGAATGAAAACTCCGAACGGCAATCTTCTCTTATCGGTCACTTTAGCTCCGCGACTTGACTCAGCGTGCTATCTTCTGCGGCTGCTCTAAATACGTGCTTGACAACGTAGATAATCTTATTGCTCTTCTCCGACAAGATAGACCTATATCCAACTTGCGGCAATCCCGTATGGCTAACAAGCAAAGGAATTCTATTGTTGAGATTTTTGAATGTCTTATTGCTCCACACTACCTTAGTGCCTTGCGGAACATCACCAACACCGTTTACGTTCATAACAACCTGCCCGTCACGCCCGTAAAATTCTAAATACTTGTCCAACCACATGTCCGAGCTAACTTGCTCGTAGACATAGATAGGAAATGCATCAGTAAGCGTAGCAAACTCGTCAATGATTTTAATCGGATCAGTGGTTGACGGGTCAATCTTAATCTCTCTATTCTGCATAATTTGCGACATTGTGCTGCCGTATTCTTTTTCAATAGCAGCAAGGATATCCGTATGCACTGAATAGCCATGCAAGCCCGATGCGTTGACCAAGGTCAGCAAATTCTCCGGATGCAATCCACCGTAGTTCTTCTCAATGTAAGTAAGCAGAGATTCTTCTGCATTAGTGATTTGCAATCCGTTCTCGTTGATTTGAAGTTGAATAGCCCAATCTGAATTAGTCATTGCCTCAACTCTGGCATACAACTCCATCATGTCAGGTGCAATTTCAAATCCATTCTGCTGTGCAAAGCCCACTGCAATATACAGATTGTATTCTGTCAAGCCGAATTTCCACACTTTGTTGTCGTGGTCAAAAACTGCGCTACCTTGTGCGCCCTTAGCCCACTCGCGAATCTTTGTAATCATCTCCACGTTATATGGAAACTTCAAATAAATCTTTTCGTCTTTAATATACGCAGTCTTGCTTCTGTCGGGAAAGCGAAGCGGATTGCGATAGTCGGGATTTTCTTCGACTGGCGAAATATCAACACCAAGTGCAGCAAGCTGACGCTTGTATGTCTTGATAAGCTTCACAGCAAGGAATGCCTGCTTGTCAGTCATACCAGCGCCATTTGCCGACGTGAAGAATGTTTGCTGCGCCACGCTTTGCACAAAGTTTACATCATAACGTGCCAGCGACAAAGGACTCTTTGGATTCCAGGCATTGTGCGCCTTTTTGCCATTGGGCATTCTGAGACCGGCAATGATCTCAATGTAGTCCTCTACGTGTTGGAATTTGTGTGTCATGTTGTATTTACTATTCTTTCAATGCCTGCCAAGTTCGCTTTTCGCCGTATTCAATATGCAACTTATCCCTAAACTTTTGCAACCCAGTCGCATATCTGTATTCTTCTGGATCAATCGCAATACCTATTCCATACAGCATGTCAATGATAAACGTCTCGTCGGAATAATCTTCATAGTGCAATTGCGTGTCGTAAGTAGTGACGTATTTCTTCATACGATTTACAATCTCACGCATACGGCGCTGCTCTGGAGTTGGATTAGGAACACCTTTTCTGCTCATAGCATTATCTTCTGTAGCAGTGCGTTATCCTTAACCGCTTGCTCTTGTGCGGCTATGATAGAGTTCAGATAGTCACATAACTTGTGAGCTCGTTCTTGTTGAGTTTCTTCGTCATGTGCCATTGACACGGGAAATTCTGCAACTGGAGCACGATAGCCATAACGATTTGGCTTTATGTTTGCTTCATTGTCGTCAAGCCAATCTGCGACCTGAAAGGCGCTAATCTTTTTAGCAACGCCTGCGGCTCGAGTTTCCGACGTGTCGTTAAACCTATACGTATACACACTAAATTTACGTGCCATTATTCAAACTCCCTTCCAGGTCCTGGACCAGGGAAAAATCCCAGAAACTTTCCTTTGCCGTCGTGCAGTAGTTCATCGAGGTTGTTGCAAGTGTCGTAATAAAAGCACCTGCGTCCTTCAGGCAATTCTCCAATGAAGTGTAAGTATTCAATGACTGCTTCGGCATCGTTGGTGATAGTGCGGCAGGATGGCAAATCCAGATCGCGAATCACCAAGCGTTCAGGAGTTGATTCTTGCGGCACAAAGCCCAGGCAAAACTTGTGCTTATTATACATGTTAGATGTCGTGCAAGCAATTGGTTTGGCAGTCGTCACAGCAATCGCAGTGTTCGTCATCATCGTCGCCGTTGATGTCTGCTTGATACGGACAACCGTGCCATTCTGGCGATGCTTCGTTCTTTCCACACTTGCACATTTTGTAGACTGGGTTATCCATTTAATTTATTCCTTTTGCGTATTATCCAAGCAGCTCGTAATTTAGCTTTTGTTTCTTCACTTCTTCGGATTGGGCCTTTTGCTTTAAGCGTAGCTGAACGCTTTTCTATTACCTCTTTTGGAATTTTCTTACCGAGATTTATTTCTCGAAGTTTTGCCTTAGTTTCTTCCTTATGTTTTCTTCCAACCCAATTTAAATTTACATTTGAGTTTATTCTCTTTTCGGGATTCTCACGAACAAATTTCTTCATCGTCGCAGAACGTTTTTCGTTAGTCGCGTCCCAAAGATCTGGATTAGACAACCAACGAGCAGTTCTTTCGCTACAAGACTTTTTCAATTTTTCAATTTCTTCCTCAGTCTTTTTTCTGCCTCGATTTGCTGCGCCTTGCGCTTCTTTAATAATTTCCTCTTTACCCAATTGCCCCGATAAGGCACGATAAGCTAACCTATCTTGCCAATGACCAAATTGTTCGTATAGTTGTTTATGTGCCAGTGCGTGTTGCTCAATACTCAATTCTACAATATTAGATGGATCATCGGTGCCACCCATGTGTTTTGGAACTATGTGATGTTTGTGCATAATACCTCCCGCCCCTCGAGTATTTATACTTTAGGTAGATGCTGAAAGTTTAAGCAAGAAAAGAGTCACATCAGGGCCATCCAACAGCACCATTTCCGACGGATACTTGAGATACCCTTCATTGTCACGCTAGCCTTGATACTTAGACTTTTGCACGTTATGCACGCGAAGCATCTTGGCGTTGATCTTCGTAATCGTTGCGATGATGAGTCCGTTAGCGTGCGCAACAGCAACAGGAACAGGATCGCCTTCCTTTAGCGGCTTACCGAGGCGATCAACGTGCTGTGGCTTTTCTTTAGGTGCTTTGGCCATTACTTTTCAGCCCGCGCTGCCTTGTAGTCCGACGCACGCAAGTAAACGCGATTTGCTTCTTGCGCAGCAAGGCGAAACGTTGGGCCGCATTGGAAAAGTCTGTCTGCCAAGTCTTTGAAATACGTGACCAGCAGTTCAACTTCGGGATTCGTTAGTCCATCGGACCCGAGAAACTTCTCGTAAACCTTACCTGGATTCAGTTTCTTCGCCGCCATCTTGCTCTCCCGAAATAGGTTGTGAAAGCTCTTCGTTCATCTCGTCGAGAATGTCAAAGGTCTCTTGCGTCACCCCGCCAGGACCAATCCAGTCCCTGATAAAATCTAAAATTCCGTCATCATCCATTTTAACTCCGTGCCCGTATGTCATACTACACCTCGAAATTAGCCCGCGCCTCACACCAAAACACCACGCCTGTTTTGCCGCTTGGATCACGCACTTCAATAACCTTAGCACGCTCGTCTACCAGACCAATGCGTTTGCTATGCACGCCCTTGACCACTTCGTAGTCGGTGTTGAACTGCACAGGCGTGACCTTTCCAGCAGCGATGTCACGCAAGTAAATCTCGGACACTTGCGTAGTCCAGGTCTTTGCCGCTCCCGGGACCATCATGTTCAGCACGCCGCCCAATCCGTTATCCAACGGGCGGTCGGTGCGCAAGTGCAACTTTACGCCCGGGACACATTGTTCTTTCTTCAGCATAGCCATTACTTCAGTCCTTTCGCGTTGACGATCTTCAGCAAGCGGCGTTCCATGCGATTGCGTCGTTGCCAGTAAGGCTCCCATCGCTTGCCTTGCGCCCACTTGTCAATCGTGCGCACCGCGTAATCGTCAAGCAGTGCAG